CCTGCTTCAGTAACATCATCTAAAGCTACGGATTCACTGCTTAGTTCTTGAATTGGTTCTGCCATTTGTTACTCACAAAATGTTAATTATTAATAGCCCATCACTGGGTCTGCTAAGTACTGACTGTTAGGTCTTGCTGCTGCTGGATCATAGTCGAATATACCAAACCTAGGACGAGACATTGCTCCATACCTAAGTGCATCGTACAAGTGATCGTGTGCATAATTAGTATCTATATCCTCTGCATTCTTTTTATCCAAAGGTATAGTGGGTAATTGGGAGGTTAGGTGAGTACAGCTATTGAATATAATCATGCGAGGCTCTTGGGTAAACTCGTCTACCTGTAAGCGTCTATGTATTTCATTCTTACCTGATACTCTAGTTCCCTTTGATCTATCCGAGGGCTTCCACCTACACCCTCTAACAATCATTCTCTCTGCAATACTAGGGCCAGTGTCTCCACGTTTATGCCAGCAAGAGGAGTCTAATACTCCATACTGAACACGACCATCGTTCTTCTCTGCTTCTAGTATGAGTGTAGCTAAGTCCTCTGCTAATACCTTTGATACGTACATCTCTCTGTACACAATCAACTGATCATTAGGGGCTACAGCACACCATACAATTGCGGAGTAAGAGCTATACCCATAATCTCCAGCACGGAACTTAGTCCAATTACTGGGTATTTCAAAAGGTTCCACAACGTGTATAGCTCGATTGAACTCAGGGAAAGCTGCACCTTCTGCAATGTCCCAATCTCCCTCAAGCAATTGCCTACGCTGTTGCTCAGGTAATGATAATAAGTTTGCTTCATAATCTCCAGTCTCGGTCAAGTAAGGGTTATCAGATAACTTAGCAGGAATAAACTTCCTACGAAATAGTGCCTGTCCTTCCTTGGAGTGTCCTGCTGGGTATTGCATTGGATTGCCAGTTTCAGAATCAGTGGCATCGAAGGCTGTCCCATAGGGTGCTGGATCAATAAACATCTTCTTTACCCAAGCATGACCACGCCCTCCTGGGTTAGTCGATGCTCTCATGTAAATAGGTAAGTCTGTTGCTGTACTACGTAAACGGGATCTTAGGTAATCCCATGCATATGAGGTACTCCATTGAGTTAACTCGTCAAAGCCAACCCAAGAGAATGATAAACCTTGGTAACGAGATACGTCATCGTCTTTGTCTAGGTAAGAGAACCAGAGTCTACCACCTGATGGTGCAGTCCATGTCATCTTACGCTCTGACCACTTAATGCCAGGAATAATCTTAGGGTATAACTCTTGAGACTTCCAGATTAACTCTCGTAGTTCCTCTGTAGTATGTCGTAGTATCAGTCCTGAGAACTGTGGGTGGGTAATGTAGCGTAGTGGGTCAGCTAACATTGCGTAAGACTTACCACCACCAGCACTACCACCGTATAATACTTCTCTTTCACCTGCAGCTAGGAAATCTGTCTGTGGGCCTATGTTAGGTTGGAAGATTACATTCTGTTCAGCTACACCTACGTCATGTATCTCGTCTAACAGTACTACATCTTCAGGTAACCCGTTAAGTGAATCGTCCGTCTGCGAAGTTTCTTGCACCTTTGCGGTGGACTTCGTACTTTTCCGCGATTGCCTTGGCTTTGGCGTACCTTTCGGCCCAGTAGTTTGCGCTTCTAGCTTTAGTCTTGTTCTTCCTGTCACTATCTTGTCTCTTCTTTAGACCCATGTGAGAAATACTACGACCTGATTGCGTTGTTAGCCATGCTGATACTTCACGATAGGAGTATAGCTTTAAATGCTGCTTGGCTTGCTCTAATAGGTCTAGTTCGTCTGGTATTGGTATAAGTATATCGTTGTCATCTTCACATAGAAGGTAACCAAAAGGTACTGTCCTACCTATACGAGGTATGGGAATCCATTCGTAGGAATCCATGTCTATATCAGGTAGTTCATACACACCTGCTGTGGGTAGTATGCCCTCTTCTATTGTTTCCATGTTATTTACTTCCTATCTACATATAGCTACTTACATTATCTACATAAGTACTACTAATAGTCGGCTATACAGTTATATTAACAATTACTTATCTACATATGGGGGAAGCAGGAACACTATAGGCCACTCATTATTATATTATTATTTAGGCGTAAGTGCTTAGTGTTCCTGCTAATCTTGTTTAGGTGGGAGTAGCATAATACCACCCGTAGTTTTAACTTCCACCTTCTCTGTCTTTGCAAATCCTGCTCTATCCATCATATCTTTAGCAGCATTCATCTTATCTTTAATTCCTAACTGTGTAGGATCCCGCATTGCTGACACCATAGATGTTGCAGCCATAGGTGCGTTACGAGCAATGTACATCTGAGTATGATCTGCTATCTCTTCTTTCAAAGATTTAACGATTGAAGTTGTTGATGTAGTTGCAGCGTAGCCAGCTAGCTTCTTAGCTTCAGTGATAGACCCGTTAGCCTCTTCAAAGAGTACTTGTAGGAATAGTTTCTGTTGGTCTGATAGTTCTCTCATAGTATCTCTTTCTGTCTCTTTTCAAAGAGGTTAATTGCCATGTTTATCTGCTTGAATGTGTAGCGTTTACCCGTCCTTGCGTGTAGTGCTTCTCTTACGTAGTACGTAGTAGAGTGTGGAAGGTTAGCTTGCATTAGTTTGTTCTGATTCAGAAGCTTATACATTCTTTCAAGAAGCATATCATCTGTTCGTGTATCAAACACATCATTGTAATCTTTCATGCTATACAGTTATATCCATTTTAAGTTAATTGTCAAGCTTTATTTTAATAGATAGTGTAATTAATTCAAATTACAATACATCTATAGTGTTGGCGATTTAGGATTTGGAGTGAGGAGCCTTAGGTGTTGGCGATTTGAGTAGCTCAGTTCCCCACTTAAGGTGTTTGGCAGATAAGCCATTTAGAGGAAAGTACTTTAAGTGCTTCTTCCTTTAGAAGAGTACTAGAAGAAAGGCATTTAAGTGCTTAGAGGAAAGCACCTTATATGAATACCTTAAGTGAAGCAGTTACAAAAAACTACAAGACAGTTATATCACAGTAAAATATCAAAGTCAAGCTTTATTTATTAGTATGCTGATATTAGTTAAGTAACATAGACTGTGTTTCCACCGAATATACTGTCATTCCCCTCTGTGTTACCTTAAGTGTGGTTAATGTTACATGTATGTTACCCCATGCTACATGTATATGGCTTCTGTTTTAGTGAAAGTGGTTTACACTCCTGTTTTCACCTTCTGTGTAACTGTACATATACGATAACGTAGGGTACCCCCGTGGCCCCTGCACCCCCCACTCACTTGCTTGATCTGAACGGCTTGCCTCTACCCCACAAAAACACCTTATATAGCACCAAACATGCCACATTTAAGGTAAACACAAGCCGTATTAAGCCTGTATATGATAAGTGTTACATAATCAGTGCAATAGAATAAGTGTTTATTTTCAGTGTGGGTTTTTAAATGGCGTAAAGGTTCGCAAAAAGGGAATACAAAATAGGGTACCCCATATAAAATGCCACACGGTCAACCCATCATATAAAATGCCACACTATCCACCCCACTATAAGGTGATATATAAAGCTATATCTAAAATGCATACCTATATGCTATTACATATAAGATGCAGCACAATAGGTATCTAGTGTTCTAGCTAGTACAGTAAATTTACCGCTTTACTTGCTAAACTTATCAGTATGCGACACGACCAAATCAATACGCGACAATATTAGCAATAACTGTTTGACAAGATAATTACACTTGTAGATAGTGGCTGGGCAGGGCGAATACAGCGGCACAAGGCCAGACGGCCCCCAACTAACAGCGAGAGTATATAACATGATAACAATTACTTTATTTATTAAAAAGAATGATGATACGCCAACGGTTAACTTGAATGAAAAGCTAGGGCATTTAGTAAATTTCAAGAACGCTACCCTATTCGAGTATGCAACATTTAACGGATATGATGCCTACACGGGTAATGAAATATGGAGTAGTCTGTTAACCCTTGAATTCCCTTTAAATGAATTAGACTTAATAGAATTACGAGTGGGCCAAATCAGTACCTATGCCGCAATGTTTAACTGTTTTGTTAAGCAAGATTAAATAGCATTAATGCCCTCACAATGGGGGCACATTGAACTAACATTAAAAAAGAGAGTATCTATTATGAAAACTTTAAGCGTACAAAAAGAAATGAACAAGATTTTATCAGCTCAGATTGATGAGACTAGAAAAGTAGTAGGGATTGTGCCCGTTAAAAAGGCCACTAGCAGTGCTACACCTAGCCTAGATCAAACAATGGCACAACATGCCAAGGCATATGACAAGATCACAAAAGCCGCTAAAAAGTCACTTGAGACATTCAAGGAAATTGGGGAAACACTATTGATTATCAGGAGTGATTTTGCCTCGGATAACCTATTTGGTAAACATATTGCTACCACCCCACTAGCCACAATTTCACGCCGTGATAGGGCTGATATGCAATGGCTTGCAGGTAATTGGGATTTGATTGTTGAGTTCAAAAAGGAAAATGATTATCAAGGCAATTCAGTACAACATTTACGCACTAAGGTTAACGCTGCAATAAAGGCACAAAAGCTGGAAACACTAGAAAATGATGATGATGATGAAAAGGATATTGATGACACTGAAAATGAGGGGAGCGGCGAAGCGGGTACCGATATAGTTCCAAAAACCCTAGACATTGTTGAACTAACCGAAAAAGTGCTAGTGCTAGCAGAGTCTAACAATATAAGCACAAAGGATCTAATTAAGGCATTGCAAGCCAGCCTAAAGGCTTAATAGGATATGTAGGGTATCCAGTTTGGGTACCCTATCTTGCTTTTAATCTAGGCTTAATATCCCCGTTGAGTCTAGTTTAAAACCAAGGTATCTAGTGTACTAGCCAGTACAGTAGAATTATTAAAGAGGTGGTATTATGAGTGGTGCTAGTGCGAGTGATTTTACAAAGTGGGCGGAACATGCAAAAACTGTATGTTTAGACTCCCTTAAATATATTATAAGTGATTGCGCAAAAGCGCGAGACGCTATGAAAGATTGGAACCCAGAAAAGTATAATTATTATTCTGATATGGGCTTTACTTATTCCGATGAATTATATAAGCGTACAAAGGGAGCATTAAAATGATTTATATTAAATACGTTCAGACCTACACTGAAGATTCTCGGTTAGGTTTTAAAGGTGAAAAGACTAAATGTGTGGGTGAATTTGAAGATCAAAAATCATGGCTAATATGGCTCGATGCAATTAATGGCAATGGGGATATAGATTTTGATCTACCCTATGTTGTTAGCAATTTTGAACACGTTAAAAACTTAGAAGGTGATGCACTATGAATGATTTAAACAGTACTCATATCAACCCCAACTTAGTGGTACGCACTAGACCTACTCTAAAACGGCGTGTAAGGGTTGCAAGTGATAACCCTAGCCCTAGCATTGCTATTGCTTATGCGCTTGTCTATGGGCTATCTAGTGTGCTTGTGTTGGGTATGTTGATACATGCTATCTATCCCCTATCTTTTTAGTAGGTTTGACAAGTGTAACAACAAGTGTAATAATATATTTGCCATTGAGTTAGGTGGCACCAACCTAGTGTACTGGCTAGTACAGTAGAATTATCAATTGAGGTGGTAACATGACTGATCAACAAATAATCGAGTATTACGATTCTAAACTTAATATGTCAATTGTAGAATTGGCTTTAATCACGGGTAAATCAATTAAAGCGTTAAAGCGTCTATTGATGGGGGGTGTAACATGAAATTATTAGATACAAGTGGTGGTAACACTAAGCTAAGAAAAAACAATAAAGATGTTTCAATACGGGTTGCTGGTTTGAGTATGATGCCAAATGATTCTCTATGCCCTATGCGACACATTGCAGAATGTGCGGAACCATGTTTGGTATCAAGTGGGCGAGGTGTGTTTGATAATGTTGCTAATGCTAGGCAGGCTAAGACGGATTGGTTTACCTCAGACAAGGTGGGGTTTGTTAAACAGCTAATTAAAGAGTTGGTTAACTTTGAAAAGCTATGCAAAAAGAATGATGTTGTGCCATATGTGCGCCTTAATGTTATCTCTGATATTCAATGGGAATTGCAGGCTAATGGGTCTATTCCACAAACATTCCCTAACATAAACTTTTTTGATTATACAAAGGTAGCAAAGCGATTGACTAAATTGCCTGCTAATTATGAGCTTATGTTTTCTTATTCACGGGCAGTAAAGTACCAAAAGCAGGTAGACTTGGCACTTAAAACGGACGTACCTATGTCGGTTGTAGGGTTGGGCACAATGCCTACTACCTTTATGGGCAAGCCGTGCGTTAGTGGGGATAACTCAGACATTGAGAATCTAAAGCAACGTGGGCATGTAGTATGGCTAACTTATAAAGTCGCTAAGGGTAAAGGTATTAATCCTGCTGATTCGATCTTTGTAGTTGATATGAATAAGATAGATATGCAAGCTGTTTAGTATATCAGGTGGCATTGGGTATCAGTGTCACCGAGTATACCAAACCTAGTGTACTAGCCAGTACAGTAGAAATTTAATGAGTGAGGTAGTAATTATGACTAATAAAGAATGGTATGAGCAATTAGGGTTGTTGTCACCTAAGATGCGGCAGTATGTTGAGCATTGTATTGTTAGGGCTGAGTTCCTTGAGTACCTAGAAAGCAACGGTGTGGATACATGGGATGGCTATGCGGATGCAGAGGCAGAATACAATGAAGATAAGGAGAATTCCTAATGGGTATGAGTTTATTAGAGAAGTTAAGTCCTTATATGTATGATGAAAAAGCTGTTGAGGAAATCACAAATAAACATTTTGATGATTTGAATATAGAGGAGCTACAGCGTAAGAAAGATAAAGCCTGTGCCATATATGAAGCTGCTGAGGATACTTGGAAGAGGGCTGATGCGGCTTGCAATAGAGCAGAGAGTAGGTATAACGAGGCTGCATATGCCTTGGCTAAAGCTAAAACAAAGGAGGATTCATAATGGGTACTAGATCAAACACAATTATATATGATGATGATGTACAGATACTAAACCTATACCGCCAGCATGATGGGTATCTAAGCGGGCATGGTATTGAGTTGTTAGAGTTCCTAGAGCCTATGACCATCGTTAATGGGTTCTCTATTGGGGAGCCTAACCAAGCAAATGGGGCAGGTTGTCTAGCAGCTCAGGTGGTTGCACACTTTAAGGGGGGTGTTGGTGGCTTCTACATAGTGCCGCTACAGGAAGAGGATGATTATGCCTATGATTATACCTACACCATAAAGGTTGGCAGGCAGTTAGGTGGGGGTAATATTAGTATAACAGTCCATGCTTATGGAGATCAGATATTTGAGGGTAGTATTCAATCATTCAAAGAGTTTGTAGCGGAGGAAGTAAAATGATTATGATCTATAGCAACAAAGATGCAAAACGTATTGCAGCCATTAAAGCTGCTGCACTAAAGGTAAAAACAGATAAGGCTGCAACACTGCGGATACGCATTGAGGATTTGTTAGCTGAAAGGGTTACACTTGACAAGGGTAATTACACTTGGTACAATGGGTAACCAATCAAGGGGGCAAGGGTTCTTGCCTCCGTTAACCTAGTGTACTAGCCAGTACAGTAGAACAAGCCATAAGGGAGTAACGTATGACTATGAGTGTAAGAGAGATCTTTTATAAAGTAGAGAAGCATTTACTAAAGCAGAATGAAAAGAGTATGGATACAGACGTATTTGGGTGTATGTATCGTTCTAATGGTGGTTTAAGTTGTGCTGTTGGTTGTTTAATGACAGATGATATTTATCGTCCCTCTTTTGAAGGGGAGAGTGTTAGAGACAGTAGTATTATGGAGGCGCTAACTCCTATAGTGGGAGTTAACGAAGATAAGCGAGTGCTTAAGTTATATTTACTTCGTGAATTACAGGTAGTACATGACGAGTCACAACCTACATGTTGGGCTAGTAATCTAGCAAAAATTAAACATGATTTTGATATAAGTTAAGGAGAATTACTATGATGTTATTAGGCTATAACACTAAGAAAGAATTAAAAGAGAATGTAGGGCAGGCATTACGCTACACTGAAACAAGCATGTTTGGTGCAGAGTATCGCTCTACTGGTACCTTCGTTGGGGCAAACAGACCTGCTATTACTAAGACAGGCCGTGAGTTCTTTGCAGAGGTTACTATGTTAGATGGACTTATTGTTAAGGTGAAGTGATATGAAAATAGTTAAACGTAACATTGGGCACACAGAAAGTTTCATACCCCATGAAATGGTAGTGACTATTGAGAGTCAGGATGAATACAATGCCTTAAGAGAGTCCATAGATAATCTAAGTGCAGACGACTTTGTTGATGGGGGTGTAAGTCTCCATTCTGCTCTTATAATTGAACGTCTTTTAGACGGCCTAGCAAGGAGTATGTAACATGAGTAAATTACAGGAACTAAAGGCAACAGCAGTTAAGTTGCAGCAGCAGATTGAGGCGCTAGAAAAGCCTAAGCAGTGGAAGCCTACGGTGAGTCTGGATTGGGTAGACCGTGCTAACATTAGTACCTACACTCTCTTACTTAAATATGTTAAGGAGTTTGGCGGTGACTGGGAGGCTGATTGGGAAAACAGCGAGCAGCTAAAATATAGTGTGTGTTATGGCTACATAAGCAAGCTATGGAAGCGGGACTTTTCTCAAACGCTTCGCTATAGCGGCACTGTATATATGTCTAAAGACTGCCAAGAAGGTCTAGTAGCTAAACTTAAATCAGGCGAGGTGGTACTATGATTAAAACTCTCGGCAGGTTTGTAGTAGGAATGATTATAGGTTTCTTTGGGGTGGCTCTGTTCACCGACAATGCACACATAGCTATGGCTTGGGCTGTGTTGTGTGGTGCAGCAGTAGATCAATTATTAAAAAGGTAAAGGAGTAACGTATGTTTTTAGGTATCATGTTAATGGGTGCTATGTTCACCATAGATAATCCAGAGTATGTTAGTGCAGTTAAGGCTGACTTAGCAGCAGGTAAGAAGTGGACGTATGTAGGGTCACAAGCACCACCTGTTAATGGTGTAGCTGTGCCAGTGTCTAGTCTGACTACTGGTGAAGATATTGTATTGTTTGTAACTAAGTAAGGGGGTTGTATGAATAACATTAATCAGGAAATCGAAGACTTAGAAGCAACGCTAGTGAGCTTAAAGGCTAAAGCTAAAGCACAAGAACCTACACTAACACCCGTATCTTTTAAATCTAAAGGTGAGCTGGCTAAGGCTCTAATAGATGGTCGTACTTTTAAGACATCAGATTATCTTACCCTTATGTATGAAGATGAAGATGACGGTAACTGGAGTTCTCCATTCCGAGTAATGCAAGATGGGGTAGATAACTTGACTATGCTCTTGTGGTGGGATTCTTACGATAACTTACAGGAAATCAACGCAGCGCCAGCAGAGCCTTGGTATCTGAATATACCCGAGGGAGGTGTTGTGTGTTATGTAAGTGATGATAACCATAACCATTATCGTGGTAGTACCAAAGTACGTGTAGTGAGATATGATACCAGCGTTAGACTGTCTTTTCGTTCTTCTAACCACATAGGATGGAAATACGCCACACCAGTAAACGAAGGGGCAAGAACATGAAAACTAAAGCAGAGCAATTAGAAAAGTTAAAGGCCACAGCAGTTAAGTTGCAGCAGCAGATTGAGGCACTAGAGAAGACCAAGCAGTGGGAGCCTAGGGGTGGTAGCTATTGGGTAAGAATCCCTACTATAGATAACGCTTGTAAGTTTGGGGTAGAACGACAGACCGCAGAAGCAGCAGAAAAAGCCAGTACTGCCATGCGTACCCATAATCGCTTACTTGCTTATGTTGATGAATTTGGTGGCGATTGGGAGGCTGATTGGAGTGACAACCAATATAATTATTATGTATATTATAACCACCTACGCATGGCATGGTCTGCGACTATGAGCATTACGGTCTGCGCAAGTGGTACTGTATATATGCCTAAAGACTGTGCATTAGGTCTAGTAGCTAAACTTAACTCAGGCGAGGTGGTATTATGAAGATTTTATCTAAGTTAAAGGCTCGTTTGCCACATGTTAAATGTCGGTTGCGTAAGGTTAAATTCCGTTATGACGTTAACCTACTAAGTGGGGATGCATTTATCCACCTTCATGTAGGTAGGGTAGCACTATATGTATCCAAGCCTACCCATGCTATGCCACCTTCGATGCCCATGTTTAGTATGTGGCATTAGTAAACAATTTTAATTAGGAGTAAGACACATGAACGCATTAGTAAACATCAACACAATTCCAGCACTGCCAGAGTCATTAAACTTTACACCAGTTCGTGAGCAGCAGATGCGAGGGGGCAGAGAGGTGACAGGTAAGTGGTGGACTATTAACCCATTGACCGATGAAGTTATTGGTGATGGTAAGCGTAACCATAATCCACAGAACTTTGCACTTATGTGGGATAAGCTGCGAGAGGGGCTGTACCAGTCTGGTTTACAGTTGAGTGATGCAACTACCACTTTCCGTACATTCAATAAAGATGCAGGGCTACGGGCTGAGATCATCCTACCTAATCACAACTTTGTTGCAGCACTAGGTGAGGCTAGCTGCTTGAAGATTCGTGTGGTGGATAGCCATGACCAGACACAGCGTAGACAAGTAGGTGCCATGATTATGCGGTTAGCATGTCTCAATGGTATGGTGTCTATGGCAGAGAATACTAGCCTTAGTCAGTTACACACACAGTCAGCGGAGCCAGAGCGTATCGGTAAGGTGGCAGCAACGTGGCCTGAACTATTACTAGGGGATGCCGCTAAGATGCAGGCCATGCGGGAGGTTAAGGTATCTAGGCATCGTGCAATTGACTTCTACTCAGATCATGTGGCAAGTCATAAGACACGCATTGGTATGACCTTAAACAAGTCTATGCTTAATCGCATCATGGGTATTCACGATTCGTATAGTGCCTTAAATGACTCAGCGTATCGTGTATACAATGTGCTTACTCACTTGTCTACCCATGTAGAGTCCCGCTCTTGTGTCAATAAGAAGCAGTTAGTAATGGAAGACAAGATTGGCTCCATCATCAAGGGTGATGCATTCAAAGAGCTAGCATTTGCCTAATAAAATATGCCCCATTTAACGTGGGGTCATACTGGTTTACAAAAGGAGCAAGACAATGAACGGAGTTGATTGTGTATGTATGGCACACCACGAAAATGAGTGTGGTTGTGATGCAGACTGGACTACATCGGAAGTAAGGCAGCTTGAAAACCGTGTTGCAGAGCTTGAGGAAGCATTAGGAGAGCTTTGGTTTACTTGCGGAAAGTTCTGGGACGGCGACGACTCGATAGAGAAATTATTACGACAAGTAGAAACTAAGGAGCAAGACAATGAGTAACGCAGATAAACCAGCAATGCCACTACATGATGATGCGTTAGCTGGCTACGAAGGACTAACCAAACGTGAGCATTTCGCAGGGTTAGCTATGCAGTCCTTGCTTGCCCATTACGGCACAGATGGGGCTGACGAGTGCGCTTCGTATGCCGTTGAATATGCTAACGCACTACTAAAGGCACTGGAGCCAGACAATGATTGATCAAATATGTATGACGTATTATGTATTTACAGTCGTAGTAATATTTATGACATTTATATATAACGAAGCGGGAGGGTATAAGACTTGGGTGTTTGGAACCTGTGGCTGGGTTACAATTATTGCAATTATCGTAGCGGCAGTCCATCTAATAAACTATATTTGGACCTAAAGGAGCAAGGCAATGAGTGAACTAACTAAACTGGAAACATTACAGAAAGCAGTAGTAGACACTGCTGCTGCTCATGATGCTGCTTATAAGGCTTGGGAGGATGCTTGGGATACTGATGCTGCTGATGCTTCTCATGTTGCTCTTGTTGCTTGGTTTCAGGCAAGGGATGTACTAAGTGACTACTTAAAGGAGCAAGACAATGAACATTCAAATTAGTAATACAAATGGTGTTAAGAATAACACAAGTTATGTCCGTGTATATGTGGATGCAATCAAGGTAGCAGAGGTGTCACCAAGTAGACGTAATCCGCTGGGGTATATGCGTCAGTATCAAGGCTCTAAGTATTGGGGGGAGATACGAGTACAGCTAGAGTGCTGTGCTATGGCAGGCATGTTTACCTTGCAGGAGGTAAGCACCATCATGGAACAGATTAAGGGAGTAAGCGATGAAGGTTGAAAATAGTAGCCAGTGGGCAGCCAATACAATTTCTTTTGTAGGAGTGGATACATTGTACCTACGCATGGCAGCAGAGGGCCAAGTGATCTGGTATGAAGTAGGGGATGCTGTATCCTTAACATGGGTTGTTGATACGGAGTTATTGAATAAGGCGTGGGCTTGGAGAAACTTTGATGAAGACCTTCAATGATCTATGTTCTGCTTACTTTGAATCCTACGACTTCAATGCATGTAAGCCTGACACGCAACGTGACTACATCTATTGGGCAGTAAGGTTAGGTAGTGTACCTGTAGGAGACAAGCTGTTTGGGTTTATGAATCCTAATAAGATCAACACACCTACTGCACAGAAAGCATATGAGTATCTACTTAACAGTGGGGTATCAATGGCTAACCATGTAGCAGGCATAGGGTCTATTGTCTTTGGGCATAGCATACGCCTTGGCAGTGTGAACCATAACCCATTCACTTACATCAAGCGTAGGACTTCAGCACACCGCAAGGTAGTGTGGGCTAATGAGGATATAGATGCGTACCTTACTACTGCATACAGTCAGTTCAAGTGGCGTAACATTGGGTTGATAGTTCAAATGAGTTACGAGTGGTGCCAACGCCAAGGTGATATGCGTTTGCTACAGTGGGAGCAATATGATCTGGAGTCTGGTATACTTACACTTGAGCAGAGTAAGCGAGGTGCAGAGGTTACCTTGCCTACATCAGTAGGGTTACAGGCTATGCTAAAGAAGCAGCATGAAGACTTTGGTTTTCAGAAGTGGGTAGCACCTAGACCAAGGCCAGTGGGTAGTTTGTATCAGCCTTACTCTATGCGTGGCCTATCAGTACAGGCTAAGATAGTACGGGAGGCATCAGGTATCTCTGATAAGTTACAGATCAGGGACATGCGTAGGACAGGTACAGTGGAGATGGTAGATGCAGGGGTAGACTTACCTCAGATCATGTCAGTGACAGGTCATGCTAATCCTGCCAGTGTAAAGCCTTACTTGAAGAACACCTTGAAATCCTCCAGTATGGCTATGCAAGCCAGATGGGATAGCAAGACATAGCCTTAGAGCTAATACAGAGGGGGTAGGAGAGGTGTTTAGCCTTAACCAATAGCAACAGTAGGGGTAGGTAACATAGTGTTATAACCCCACCTATATTCAATGGAGTAATGTATGAATACAAACATGGTAGTTTCAAATGAGTACCACATAGAATCTGATACATATAACTGGGTACTAGTAAAACGCCGTCTATCTAGTAAGGTTAATAAGAAATCAGGTAAGTATGAAATGACAGAGGTGAGGACATACTATGGTACATTGCAGCAGGTAGTCGATAAGCTAGTTAAGATGGAAGTGAAAGGCTTAGATGATCTCATGGCAGCGGTTGATAGTGAGGCTATGATTGCTGGCTTGATCTTAGATAAGATAACTTTAGACCTACAGACTGGGCCTTACCGTTTATTAAAGCATGGAGAATAGGTATGAAAGCAGTACTAGACACATCAGGTAAAACATGGGTACCCATTGTAGTAACCATTACTATAGAAACAGAGAATGAGTACAACGCATTAAGGAACATCTATGCAGTACAGGAGGTCACCTCACTAGATGCAGAGTATAGGGTACGTGATCGTAATGTAATCACAGGCTTAATCAATGCCATGCTTGCGGCAATAGTTAAAAAATAATTTAATGGTTGACGGATGTATCATTCACATGCTACACTCCGTTACCCCCACCGCCAGTGTAACATAGCTAGTGTACTAGGTAGTACAGGAGGAGTAGTATGAACATACGACAGTACGTAATAGACTTAGAGTTACCAACAGGTCATTCAGTACGAACAGATTGTCCTAAGTGTCACAGGAAGAATACCTTTGGTGCCTCCAATGATATGGGTATCCTCAAGTGGCAATGCTTTAGTGCCTCCTGTGGTACTAGGGGTATAGGTGAGACTAACTTATCTGCCTCAGACATTAGAGCACTGATGAATACAGCAGAGATAAAGGCAATCATTGAACCCATTGAGTTCCCTATGAGTGTAACGAGAACCTTACCTGATGAAGCTGTCTCTTGGCTTAGGTACTGGGGCATACATGGTGTAGGCAAACACTACTGGGACATAAAGGATTCAAGGGTAGTATTCCCTGTCATAAAGAATCACATACTGTATGATGCAACAGGTCGTACATTGAACAAGGTAGTGACACCTAAATGGAAGCGGTATGGTGGGTCTGGACTGCCTTTCATAGTAGGTAAGGGCACAGTAGCTGTTGTAGTAGAAGATGCTATCAGTGCGGCTGTGTGTGCCTCTGAGGGGTATGTTGGTGTAGCGTTGCTAGGTACTAGCTTAATGGAGAGTCATGCTTTAGCCTTGAATGAGTATGACAAGGTGATCGTAGCACTAGACCCTGATGCTAGTATGAAATCATTGGCTCATGTTAAGGAGTTACGTAGACACATAAGGAAAGCAGTTGCATTGAAGTTAGATGATGATATAAAGTATAGGTTAGATGTAGACTTAGATAAGTTGAGGAGTATGGCAGATGGGTAACTACACTATAACACCTGTAACTAGGGAGGACTGCAAGCCCTTCATCTTAGACATTCACTATGCTAAGAGGTGGCCCAGTGTTAGCTTTAGGTATGGACTATTCAAAGGGGAGGAACTGGTAGGTGTAGTTACCTATGGTACACCAGCATCCTCTGGACTTAGGGCAGGCATAGCAGGTGATGCACATAAGGGTGAGGTGCTAGAACTTAACAGGTTATGCTTGAAGTACAACGTTAAGAATGAAGCATCTATGTTGGTAGCTAAGAGCTTGACCATGCTGCCTAAAGGGAGGATCATAGTATCCTTTGCTGATGGTTCACAGGGTCATGTAGGGTACGTTTACCAAGCATGTAACTTTACCTATCATGGCCTTAGTGCCAAGCGCACTGACTGGAAGGTTAGAGGTAAGGAACATCTACATGGTATGACTATCGCTGACGAGTTCAGAGGGGTAGCTAATCGTAGCCAAGCATTGAGGGATAAGTATGGTGATGATTTCTACTCTGCACCTAGACCAAGGAAGCATAGGTATATATTCTTAGTAGGTAGTAAGACATACAAACGTGTGGTTAATAAGCACATAAAGTATAAACAGGAACCGTATCCAAAGGGGGTAGCAGTATGATAGAAAACTTTAAGGAGTTTTTAAGGGGTGTAGCTTACATAACCTGTACAGGTGGTACTATATATGTTACACTTGTTGTTATTAATAACGCAGTAGGAGTAGGGGTATGATACTACTAGAGAAGTTCACACAAGATGGGGTTAAGATACCA